AGCAAGTCCACATGGAACTTATTATGGCTCGGTTTCCCGATGTCATAGACTGGTGTTTGAGAAAACACCTAACTAATAACTACTGTTATTATAAATAAACTTCGTTACTTATATTACGTAAACCCCAACAGGTTAATAATTAAATTAAATTTTTCTTTAAATTTATTTTGTATTTGCCTATTGATGCCATTCATTTACAATAACAGTTGAAGGAAACGTTTATTTAATAAAATGTATAATCGGACTATCAATCTGAGTGACACCTTTTTCTAAGTCATTCATCAGATCAATAATCACACTTTCAGGAATTTTTCTCCTAATTAATAAATAATGTAGATAGTCGACTGGGTCAGGTTTATGTGTACTATATCGATCTTTATTCGACCATATTTCATCCTTACTCTGTAACAACCAGTCGTACTCACCAATATCCTCAGGTTTTAATGTTATCTTAGATAGTCCTGTGGTAACTTTAATTGGTGGTAAATTTTCCTGTCGTAATGTATTATTATATTCAGTTAATAACGGTAATCCATCCATCCATTTTAAATTTGATAGATATAACGAATGTTTATGCCACTTCAACATATCAGACGACAAAGAAAGAGCTTTTCGCGACCAAGCAGTAAATGTTAGAAAACGATCTAATTTTCTTACTATTTTAAACGATTGAATACTTGGTGCCCAAAACGTCTCAGTTGAACAAAAATCTACATCTCCGATATCTCCTATTTTTAGGTATTTTGCTATTTGTCCTAAACCATGAATACCCGTTTTGGCCTGTGAAAATACTTTATAATAACAAGTTGTGATTAAATCATTAGGTGTACTAGAATTTATAAAAACTACTGCGTCATCACCTTTTACTAATAAATCATAATTTACTGGTAATATTTTCATATGTTTTTCAATAACATAACGATTATACAAACTCATTCTAATCGTGTTCATTAGTGTTGTATCCATACTACCAGACAAAACAGTGCCTTGGACTATTATATTGCCCATTTTCCTACGTATTCCATTACTAAAATATTCTCCACAAATTCTCTTATTCTCCATTGTTGCATAATAGAGAAAAGTTTTATCATCGACATGATGTATTTTACGTAATTGCACTAACGTTTTGTATATTTTAAAATCAATTAACCTTTTTAAATATATGTTTTGTGTACGGTCGAATCCGGAACCATCTAACTGTATGGTTTTATTAAATCCTTTATATTGCATACTAGTATAGAAATTTTCTATCATATCCCAATTCTTACCTCCACAATAACCTTTAAAGTTTTTGAAGACTTGCTCTAACTCAAAGCA